GAGTACTAAGTCTATCACTCTCAAGTATCTCAAGATTATATGACTTGCTCCTTCCCTCTCCCCAGATCTCCAATAATCTCAGAATGAAGGAACAATAGATGTAATCTCCAGATGGATTGAATGATAGAATGTGATAGATTCTGGGATCCTAGGAATATTGATAATTACTTGAATACATGCTACAGTCAATGCATTAATCCTACAATATGTGTCAGGTTCTGAGTTAATGTATTGACCATAGCAGCTATATGTCTCAATAGTATAGTCTAGAGTGAATCATTAACTCATCATTAGTGTGATAATTACATTATTCTGAATATCAGAGGATGTGTAGGATTCATGTCATTACTATGTTAGATGAATATGATAATTATTGAATATTATGTATAGCTTCAATCTCACTATCTAGGACATTCAATCCATCTGGAGATTATAGACTTGTTCCTTCATTCTGAGATTATTGGAGATTACTCTTCGGGATATCCTCCCATTCTACGAATGGGTTGATTCTGGGGAGAGAGAAGGAGGAGGTCATATAATCTAGCAATGTGTTAACTCAACAGAGTCTATACTCTAGAACTAATACAATAATTGGATAATTACAGTAATATATACTATAGTCATTGGATTAACCCAATATCTCTACATATGCTTGGATTAATGCAATGACTTCATTAGATCTATCCTCAATCACTCTCATACGAGTACAATAATTAATACATCAGTGCAATAACTGAAGCATTAACTCAGAGCTTATCGGATGGTGTAGGATTAATGTATCAACCCTCTGAGATATACATGTAATTGTCAATATTCCTGGGATCCCAGAATCTATCACACTCTGTAATTCAATACATTCTACAATCTATGGACTTGTTGCTTCATTCTAAGATTATTGAGAGTTCTGGGGAGAGGGAAGGAGCAAGTCATATAATCTTGAGATACTTGAGAGTGATAGACTTAGTACTCTGAGACTATGATATTAGTTGAGTAATTGAGTCAATATCCAAGACAGTTGAGACATTAATCCAATGATTGTTCTACCAAGCTTGTATAATTACAGTGACCGTCTAGTATGTATGATCTCTCGATAATTCAAGATCGAACCCTAATCTCACTATATCTCATGATCTTGAAGTGTGAGAGAACCAGTTCTTCCCCACCTTGGTTGGGTGGAATTCTATACTATATCTCAAGTACACTGAATATGTCTGGATAACCCTCTACAAGGCAGTAATCCACAAGCGGATCCGCACATTATCCATCTATGTGTAGAACTAATGCTCTCACTATCATAGACGTTGATACAATGATTGAAGCGGTTGGTGGATGAGATCCAGATCATTCAGTTAATGTGAGGACAAGTATGACATTGATCTCAATCTCTCAAGATCATTAGGATATAACACTTGAGATTAATAACATAAGTAACATGATCCCATCCCACTGATGGAATAATGCTTGAACTAACTTACAACTACTCTCATATCTTAACACTATATGATAATCCCAAGAACTTGAATGTTATCACCCCTGAATTGATGACTCCTTCGTTCTCTCAACCAATCAAGGTACTAACAATGACAGCTAAGGGTATAATCTTAGATATGTGATATGATAGCATTCACCGTATTACCCCATCACTTCCAATGGAGCAATACCTTCGACTTAACATACTGAGGGATTACTTCTTCATTCTCTTGTGAGATCCGCTAGTCCCTCTAAGCAGAGATCTCAAGTAAGCATGGTCTGATTCATTGTCATCACATACTGCCTCCATGAACTTGAGAAGTCTGCCCTTGTAACCTGTTCTGAAGTCTCCATCCTTATCCTTAGGTCTGTTGGATCTATGTCTTGACCTCCAGATCTGGATAGCTCTCATTACATAAGCTAACTCAACGAAGTCATTAGTACATGTAATCACCCTCTCAGCCCCTTGAGCATGAGGCTTCTGGGATGTCCACTTGTGGGTCCAGATCCAACGCTTATATCCATGATCTAGTCTCTCTGAGGCAACACCTCCATAATCTATCAGGAAGTATTGACATATTCTCTTCTGTCCCTTCTTAGTGACTCTCTTCATAATGTTCTGAGGCTTAATATCAGAGTGGCAACCGAATTCATGCACATACTCTAATTGTCTTATGATCTCTCTACCTAACTTGAATTCATCATCATATTCATCTAATGGCTCTAACTTCTCTAGAACTAAGACAGGTTGTCCCCAGAAGTAGAAGTCTCCACGGAACCAAGGGACTTGACACCCATCTTCCTTCAATGATTGATACACTGAAGTCTCATCTCTGATGGTATGTCTAGTGGAATTGATACTCTTCACAACAACCTCTCTTCCATTCAACATGCCTAGAATAACTCTCACACCCTTAGAATTCTTGATGAACTTACGGAGAATGATGACTTCACCAGAGGAATGAGTATAGCAATTGATCCTACCGAACCATTCCTCTTGGAGTAGATCCCAATATGACATAGACTCATAGATCTTCATTAATTGTTGCGATGATGTATCATACTTACGTCCCTTGATAGCATTGACTTCGAGAATTGCCTTCCTCAATTCTGTGGGGATGCGATCATATCTATCAATCATTGTTATCTGCTAGATTTGCCGGAATCTTCACTTAATTAATCCACACTCCTACAGTTCATACATCTATATTCTTGCTGCTCTTGCTTGAGGGAGAGATCACTAAATGAGTCAGATAGTTCAGATAGTTGGTACAGTGAGCAATCCCAGAATGAGAGGTGGAAGAGGCAGTAAGGTTAGAATCTTCAATGTTACCTCGTCAACCTCAGGGAGAGTATTCAATTGTTCAGCTGACTTCTTCTGTAATGTTCAAGAGAGAGATAACATTGATGGATTGGCTGAGATGTTACATGATGGATCATTGAAGCTAACACAACCACCAATAGTCCATATCCCTGGAGATGATCAATCCATCCTGGAGACATTCGTCAAGTCTACCTATACAGCTCCTAGAGTAACTCCAGATATGGCTAAGTCTCTCTTGAAGGTAATGAAGAGCATGGGTGAAGTAGGCGAGGAGGCAACAGATACAATCAACAGACTCATCCATTCATGGACCTCTGGAGCTCCTAAGCCTGACTTCTTGGAGATGTTAGGCATTCCTTCGAAGGCACTGGATAAGTTAATCAATCATTGGGTTAAGTCTAGAATTGTTAGACCTCTACATCTGTTGGGATTAACCAACACAGAGATTAACAGATCGAAGGATATTGGACTGAATCCCATGGAGCTATATTCAAGAGTTAAGCGTAATCCCCTGCCTGTTCTAACCATTCCAATCAACAAGTGTAGACAGATCATTCAGCAATTGAGATTGACATTAACAGATGATCAGATACATTGCTCAATGATTGTGAGGAAGATTCATGAAGTGATGAACAATAGAGGATGGAACTGTGCCCCATTGAAGCTAATGATGAAGTGGTTCCCTGATCTCATCAAGTACTCAGAGATGTTATGCTCAGACAAGGACTATGACGTTGTATTCGATATGAACTCTGTGTACTTGAGGAAGGTTCATGAATGTGAAGAGTTCATAGCCAAGTGGACTAAGGATGCAATGCTAGAGAGTGAGTTCGATATATCAGATCTATCTGAGTATCCCTTGTATTCTCAATTGATTGGCACCTCAGATGCGACGGTAGAAGCAGTGGAAGATAATGATGATCTATCCAATGAACAGAGACAAGCAGTGATATCATCATTGAAGAACAAGCTCAGTATCATCACCGGAGGACCTGGAACTGGTAAGACTTCAGTCATCAAGGAGATTGTTACCTTACAGAGGGAGAGGAATAGAGAAGTGAGAGTAACATCATTCATGGGTAAGGCTGTAGCTAGATTGAGAGAAGTTGTAGGAGATGAAGATGCAGCTACTATGGATTACTTGTTAGTTCCAAGATCTGGAGCACCGAAGGAACTAGATCATGTGATTATTGATGAATGCTCCATGGTTCAACTACCTCTCCTTACTAAGTTCATCCAGAGATTCAATCCCAAGCAAGTAACTCTAGTGGGTGATATAGATCAGCTGGAACCAATAGGATATGGTTGTGTATTCTCTCAATTACTACAGACAGCAGTTCCTAGAGTCCATCTGACTAAGATCTTCAGAACTGGTGCTTCTGGTATTGTCCAGAACTTAGAGAATGTGAGATTAGCTCCAGATAATTCATCACTTAGTCTCGTGACAGGGGAAGGCTTCAACATTATTCAGGGAGATATCAATCTAGTTACATCAATCTATCAGAAGATGAGACAGCACGGAGCTGAGCCGAAGATGATTACAACGTTAACAATGTACAAGAGAGATGTAGATCAATTGAATAAGATAATTCAGCAAGTATTCGATGATTACCAAGACTCCATAGTGTTCGATGGAATAACATACAGAGTTGGAGATAGAATCATGGCTGTGAAGAACAGACACGATATCAAGGTTATGAATGGAGAGGAAGGTACAATAGTTCAAGTAAGCACTGACTTCATTGATGTTCAGTTCGGACAGAATGTACATAGATTCGAATTGACGAGTGAATCTCCAGATGTACCTTCAGGCAATGATGAATCAATGGCGGGAGAGGAAGGATCATCCATGGGTGAGCTCACTATTCATCTTCTCAAGCATTCATACTCCATGACGGTTCATAAGTCTCAAGGATCTGAGTGGAATATTATCATAGTCTATCTACCTGATAGTACTGCTAATGAGTCATTCATAACTAAGAAGCTTATCTATACAGCCTTGTCTAGAGCTAAGAATCAAGTATGGTGTATCCATTCAGGTCCTATCAATCACTTCCTAACTAAGCCTTCAAGATTCAAGTACGACAATACAGCGAAGAGGATTGGTATTGTTAGGACAAGCAAGCCTTCACAACAAGATACACAAGATTACAATGGAGATGACTTCGATGTTGAAGCATTAGAGCTTGAATTCATGTAAGTATGGAAGGTATAGACATCATAAAGATAACAAGACAACAATAATATTACATTACTTACTAAGTTAATCGATGAGAAGTAATGTAATACAATAGGGTTTACAACATTAACTGGATGTATAGCGGGGGGATGAGTTAATTCACTTACAGTACGCTATGCCTGTGTTACTTAGCATGAGAAGTCTATCAGAATCACTCATAGGTATATCAATCAATTCCAATATTCTAGCTACTATCTGCTGTTCTGTTCCTAACTTGAGATCTCCATAACCAGATCTAATGTTATCCGGAAGGTATGCATCTTCATCCAATAGATCTGATATCACAGCAATAATCCTCTCATTCTCGAACCTAATCGATTCCAGGGAGAACTCATTCTGAATACCCAGATATGATATGATCTTGGAATGAACTTCAATGATATCTCTTGTCTTATCAATGAGGATACCTCTAGCTGAGGACGCGATGAACTTAGGAGCTAAGCTATCAATCATCATCACACTTGAATACTTGTACATGTTGAAGAATGAGATGATTATTCTGCATAGACTGGACATTATCTCAGGTGTCTTCTCAGGACATACGGGTAAGTTCACAATGTTGAATCCAGCCTTGGCATACTTCAGAATGAGAGAGGTATCTTGATCACTACAGTACTTAATCTGCTTAGATCTCAAGGCTTCTAAGCATAGACTGTCACATTGAATGCACTCTCCATCATAATACATTCTCAAGCAATCAATGATGTTACATGTAAGATCTATCTTGGGAGTTAGATGGAAGATGAACTTAACAGTCTGAGGATATTGATCAATGTAAGTACCTAACATATAATTGTGCTCTCTGCTTACAACATCATGAGAGCATTGAACTAACACTTCAACTCTATCCTTCATAGATTCAACACCTACGATGTTATGATGCCCTTCAATGGAATCATCGACAGAAGTGAGGGGAGAAGTCGGGAACACATCCACACATCCGGAGGGAATCTTATGCCCCAGATGTAGATGGAGACAGCAATCACCTCCTATAATCATTGTCCTACCTAACTTATCTCCAAGAACAGATCGAATGAACAGAGCCAATGGATATGCATCATAGTGAATTCTGAGCTCTGTTCTAGGGGATGCCCCTGATGGATCCTTCAATCCCTTACAGACCTCAAATTGACTATATTCCTTAGCTTCTTCGATCTTGTTATTCCAACACAACACGTTCATGTCCTTATTAATTTAACATGTACTTGTTAGCGATTCACCTCATTGATTCAAGCATGGATGGTGTAACAGCGACAACGTGACATCCCAATGTGCTTTGCAAGTCAACTACTTCTCCTGTAAGTGGATCTATGAATAGTTCATCGTCATCATCCTCATCATCTGATGTATTCTTCTCCTCTGGTGAGAACTTGTAATATGCTATGACAACAATAACAACGATCAAGAGAAGAACGCCGTACTTACCTCCGGGGAATGAAGAAGCCACTCCTGAATTATCTATAGCCTTAGAACCCTTGCCTGACAGCCACAGTCTCGTATCCTCTAATGTTCTGGTAGTGTTCATTTCTCACAATCAATACACTGGAGGGTTCAATACGTCAAGGAGATGAGAATGAAGATATGTTATCATGGTGACATACCTTCCAATAATTAATTCATATGTTACATGTTGAACTTGATGTTAGCTAGAATAGGTACAGCTCTTACATCAACTTCAGGGTTGTCCGCTATAGCATTCAGAAGCTTGAACTTATCCTCAGCGCTTAGTCTGTTAATATTACTCGCAATGTATTCACGAAGAGCATTAATATCTAGGTGAGGTTCATTGGATGTAATAACAGATGGGTAGGCTGAGGGCATATTTCTTCTGATGGGATAAATAACTATGCAGCCACTTGAGATATATTGGAGATTTAGAGAGTTACACCCTGAAGAGCCTATCGCCTTGGCATCAGATTCTGCAGCAGTCCTATGGGTATTCTCTAGAACAGGGAGGGAATTGGAAGTAGTTGCTCTAACCTTCTCAATGACACCAGAGGGTAGTAACAAGCTTGAAGAGATGCTCTCACAGACACATTACCCCTTAGAGAATCAAGTAATGAGAGCTAGACTTCCAGGGGAGATGAACATTACAGTTATACCCTATACACAACCTGAGGATTACGTAACTATCAATGATATCCTTGTCACTAATCTAGACACTACAATAACATCTGAGATCGAAGTGAGAGATCTATTCACAGATCAAGCTGAGGATCTAGCCTCTGATGATCCTATCGTGCTCAATTCATTACAAGCTAGCTATGATCAAGTCAATGATAAGCTTACAATTCTCAATCAGATGGCTCTAGAATCTCCAGAATTGAACACTGAATCCATCCTTCCATAATTACATTGATTGATATGATCTCATTCCGGGAATGAGGTAATACTCTTGTATCCACTTGGACTTGATGCTATTGCTTCATAACCAACGGCTTGATGCTATTGCTTCATACTGTGAGATGTAGGTATCTTAACTCTCGGAGGCCATGATAACCTCTTCAATCTATTGTTAGTGTCAACGATAGGGATATGATCGATAGAGCATGATATCCTCTTATTATCTCTTGAATCTACTATGGCTTGATCTAACTCGAAGTGTTGTCTAAGCCATAATTCAATGTGGCTGTAAGCATCAGGTATCTCTAGAATTGATGTCAGGTAGTAATATATGATCCCTATCAGACATATCATCACCTGTCCACATCTACTCTTAGATCTTGAAGGATGTCTCTCCTTCACCTCAGAACATAGCCCATACCTCTCGAAGAAGCACGTAAGCATTGATTCATTAACCTTACTTCTAATATGATGAAGAGAACTGATAGATGCTCCCGGAAGTAGGACAAGCATTCTTCTAGTAACAATGAACTTGATACAAGCCTTCCCTAGAGAGTCGAAGTAACTTCCATGTCTATTACCTATTGTATTAATCATTAACTGTCTGAACTCAGGATCATTGGGATAACAGAATGGATACTTGATTATATCATCAGGAATTGATAGCATAGGCTCATTAATTAGACCTAATCTTAGTCTCAGTGGAGTCAACATCATTTGATCCTGAGGACATCATAACATACCAATCTAATGAGAGTTATGGATGAGTTGGAGGTAATTGATAACAGTGGCATATGTCTGGGAGATAGATTGCATCCATTGAGTTGATTGAAGGACATTATCTAATATTACTTGTTATCTTCTAGAAGCAATTCATATGTTATATCTGGTATTATTATATTAATCTCATGCTAATAGCTTGTTATCTTAATAATCCATCTAGCGAAGCATCACCCTAATGGGTAATGTATCGTTCATTCTAGTACATATCATCTACGATCTACACCCTAGAACCATCATTCTAATGAACTTGCCGGGCACATTATTGTGTAATGCTCTCAAGATTGTATCCAACTCAGTCGTATCCTCTACATACTCAAGGAGATTACTGAATATATCTCTTGCAATCCGAATAGATGTGTGATACTTCAAGGGAATGAGATGCAACGTCTCAGAGAGAACCATGAACAGTCTCATCCTTGTTCTAATAGATATCTTAGTCTCAATCTCTGGCATATTCCTCAATGATACAGTGTGATCTAGGTCGAATGTAACATCTCTCAATCTCATCCATGTGATAGGATCAGATCTCATGAATGCAACAGATATATCCTTCCATAGCACTGAAGACGTGTGATGTAGTCGACTGAACATGAATCTAATGTATTCATCTCCATAGAACCTGAATGTTGAAGCTGAGTACATTAGATGTCTCTTCAATCTATGAGATAGTCTGTGAGATCCTTGTGTCTTGAATGTATCCTGAAGATGATTGAAGATCTCCGGTGTCTCTGCTAACATTGAATATTCCCCTCTGTCATCGAATATGAAGTCATAATCAGTGACGCCCGTTGTAATCAATAGATCCCATCTACAATCCTTGTATCTATGGTATTGACTTGCATCTACTTGGTACCTCCCTAATTGTTCAACAGAGTACATCCTGAGAGCATTGATTACTGTAAGTTCCTGTGGTATTCTAGGCTTATTCAATCTACCTGTTGTATTGAAGATATTATCCAGGATTCCAATATCATACTCATGTCTCTGATCCTTCATCTCCTTGACTAATCTGGAATGAATTATTGGATTGATAGATCTAATGCTACTAACATCTATGATCTTAGAACAACTGATAGACTGTAGATTATCAAGAGCATGAGGGATATCAGCTATTACTCCAGATGTATCATATGAGTTGATATTGAAGTATAGCTTAACTAATGATCTCATTGTATTAGATACTTGAGCAAGATAGGCAATAGTTCTAATATCGCAGAAGTTGATAATAACTGAGATCTCGTCTGAACACAACATGGCCTCAATGATTTGTGTGATAGTGTTAGCTCTGAAGGAGCGAATATCTGAGGCAATGAGATCAATGTGACATTCTAATGAGTTCACTCCTTCAATGCTACACGTGTTATGGTGAACAATCTGTACTCAATCCTAGATAGAATATGTGATATTGCCTTGAACCTAAGCGGTCAATCTCTCAGAATTGACACTCTACGGCCTCATTCCTTCAATATTACATCCGTCACAATACATAATCTGCACTTAGTCTATGGATCAACTCACAACATTACCATCGATCTACCCACATAATCTACCAGAATTACCATCTTGCACAGTCATTCCTTCAATGTTACATCAATTACAATACATAATCTATACCTAATCCATACATCAATCTATGATATTACCCATCAATGTCAGAGGCCTAATTCCATAGAATCAGGTATCTTATTATATTAATTCATTGAGTACTGTCTGACTTGATTAACTCAATCAGTTGTTCTTACCCTTAGACAATCTCTTGAAGATGTTCTTGATCTTATTCTTGCTCTTCCTCTTAACTTGGACAGTGGTTGTATCAATAACATCCTCATCAGCTCCAGATCCTGAAGTCATTGTGTCATTATCTGTTATAGGATCATCCGTCATGGTCATTGTTACTGACTTCCTTCTAGATAACTTATTCATTGATCTGTCTTGGCCTTGATCTCTACGAATTCTTCTCTTCCTCTCAGCATGGAGAGTGGATCTAGCTCTCTCAACTTCAGCTCTCTTCCTACAAGTCTTAGTCTTCTCAGCTACGAAGATGGAATCAGCTACAGCCACAGACTCTAAGGTTGATGTGAAGATATCTTCATTGATGTTACCTCTCTTGTTAGGACTTGGGTCTCTCTTCACATGGATAGCATGCATTCTGTTAATCAGAGAGAATACCAAGGCCATGAATGATTGAGGTTCATCCAATCCTCCTCCATACTTCTTCACGTAGCTTGAATGAGTTCCTGTTGTAACATAGACTCCTCCTGCATTCAACCAAGGGAAGAGAGTCTCGAAGTTTTGAATCTGATGTCTATTGAGATGAGAGCCTGAGTCTACAATGATATCTGGGTTATCTGCTGATACCATAAGCTCATTGTAACTATCCTGAGATCCTTCATTACCTGTGACAATAACAACACTATCGGATTCATGTCTAACTGCTTGAGGATTAGGATCTAGGATTACAAGCTTAACATCTTCACCTAGAATGAATCTGAACATATTGATGATAACTTCAGATGTCACTCCAATATAACATACGATTGGACTTGTTCCAATGAATGGTTCAAGATATCTGCACAGTGTAGATGATACAACCTCCCATTCGAGAGATTCTGAGTCATCAACATTAACTTGTTGGAAGTATTGTGTAATTCTATTCATTGCTTTTATGAGGACAAGAAGTTTTTTACTCCATAGCAAACATGAGTACCATGTCTATCAGAGAGAAGTTGAAGCTTCCACCATCAATGAGTTCTTGGGATGATACTCTACTATCTGCTTCGTTCAATGTAGATCTATATCCTCTAGGTCTAAGCCATCAAGAGATTGAGTTCGTAGGTGATATAGTTCTAGATGTTGCTATGAGCATCATGACTACTGAGAGATCAATCTATGACCTATGGAATTATAGAATTGCATTCCTCAGTAACTATGAGCTTGGAATGATGATGGATAGATTGGGGCTAATGCAACATATCCACTATCATAGGAATCATAGATCTAACAAGATCGGAGCTAACGTAGCTGAGGCTATAGCTGGATATATGTTCTATCAATTCGATTGTAAGACTATATCCACTTGGTTCGGCTCTGTCTCAGGTTGTTACAATGATCTTACAATGATGAAGTCTCCAATAGTTCATATACCTGTGGATATAACTCCGTGGATTGAGACATCAGACGTTGAATCCATTCTAACAGATGAACATATTGAGACGATCAAGATCATATCCACATGTAACCTCAATTGTACACAGAATGATTGTAAGATGGATAGAATAATTCTAAGTCACTGGCCATCTTGTGCTGAAGCTAGCTTGGGATTGATGGGATTAGGAAGAACTCTAGTTAGATTAGCTATTACATTAGATCTCATGAATCTTAGAACAGGCAAGAGGAAGTATACATCCATGAGAGATCTAAGTAATGCTGTGTCTGATCAAGCCATTGAGTTACTATGTTCTAGGAAGAATAGCATTCTATTCCCTGAGGTTAGACTGACTACTAGAGAGCTATACTCCTACTTCGGTGTTCTAGGACTATTGTTCATTATCAATACTAATGTTAGCTCTGCTGAAGATGAGATCATTCCTGTAATCAATAGAGTCCTCAAGTGATTAACATAATATTAACATTACTTCATCAATATGATGGAGCTATGGTATGACTGTGACATTGAGTGCATCTGGACATGTTGGATACTCTCTGAAGATCATATGATGTAAGTTGCATGGAGTCTATTGATTAGATCTGAGAGATTGAACGATGTCATGATGTCATGATAGGATCATATTGATGAATCATGAGATTGTTAGTTCTCCAGAGATGTGATCGAGTATGAATTGGATTGTGATCTGCTTGGATTCATTGTATTATCCTATGTTACGAGTTGATTGAGACATTGATTGGGAATATATCCTAGTGCTAGAAGCAATCCTCTCATGGTTCAAGGTCATATCCCATGTTAGATCTGTGGATGACACTTGATACTCAGATCATATCCTCCGAGAAGATCAATTGATACGTTATCCAGAGGGTACATCTCTGATTGTTATCATCAATCCATAGTTGAATCCCGTGATATCTGTGAGATTGTTAGATTGATTCAATATATTGGATAGTACTCTCAATGAATGTATGTAATTGAGGAGAACATGAGTTGATCTATTAGCATGTGGAATGTTGATGATAATGGAATAATCTGGAATATTGTAATCTCACCGCTAAGCTATAGTGACTGATTGAGGTGAGGGTCGCTCATGTCCCGGTAGGATCATTAATTCAATAGATCTCATAGTCATTGCATTAATCCTACACAATGATCGATCATGTGCGAATCAACCCGTGGCCTACTGCCTTACAGAGGGATTATTGGACAATTAGAGACACTGTGGAATATAGTGAGATTAGGACTCAACACCTGATCGAATAGACTTGAATTCTCTGGGATTGAGATCATTGAGTTACAGTGAGATCGGGACTTGATTCTGGAGGATGATCAGTTCATACTATACTGGACAGTGACTGAAGGAGATGAGCTGATTCACTAAGTGATCTAATAATTAATCTAACATCTCTCACAATCGATCCGATCTATGATCGGACTCGAACGCTACACCCAGAGGGATACGCAGTGACATCAACGATCTTACACAATGATCGATCATGTGCGAATGACCCTGTGACCTACTGCCTTACAGACCCATTCTTGGACATTATCACTCACTATGAGTTACAGTTAGAACTGGACTCAACAGCTGATCGAATAGGCTTGAATTCTCCAGAGGTTGGGATCACTGAGAGGCAGTGAGAATATCATTCAATTCCGACAATCAATTGATTCATACATTCCCTACAGTGATAACATTAATTCATAACAATCCACAACACCTCACATAATTACATGAACATCATACAAGCTCATGTAATTCACTAATGCAACCTCATCACTCAATGTTTCAACTGTAAGTTCAACTGAATCAATGAATCCAACATTATTCCACGACCCTCAATCATCACGGCGCAACACCCCTAGAACTATTGGATGATGCACTTCTTCCCCTTCTTCCTCATACTCAAGGCTGTTGAGGTTATATCTCCTATCTCATACCCTCTGGAGTCACAGAATGATACAACTTCCATGAACTTGAATGGATTAGTTCTAACATACTTAGAGTTCATGATATTAGCCAGATCACTCATCATAATGATCTCCTTGAACTCAACTAACAGCTCTGGATCATAAGCTATGTACTCATTGATGAGTTCTCTTCTATTCATACAAGCCGTGAATGTCTTGAACATATAGTCTATTCCCATGATCCTTCTACAAGTCCTAGCTATCCATAGAACTAATCTTCTCAGATTGAACTGAATAGCCTTCATCAACATATCCTCCATGGGTGTTACACCTAATTGGAAGAGATCATCACAATCATATCTATCCCCTAGAATGAGAGCTTGTGAGATATTGCTCGAGTATAGACTATCTCTGAGCTTGATGAACCTATCATATCGAATTCCCCTCAGGGATATGATGTCGTAATCAGTTAAACTTCTCATCCTGATTTCGCTGAAAACAATGTCCTCACTTGATGATATTATCGAGAATGAACAGCAAGTCATCGAGTTGTCCTTGAAGATGTACTCTGATGGTGTTAACTCTCAGATCTCTCAGGAAGACATCACTAGATATGAGGGAGCTGCTTCAGATCTCATTAACTCCTTGGGATCTTCAACCACAGAGATTGTGGACTCTATCCTATCAACAAGGCCTAGCTCCTTCAGTGGATGGTCCCAAGATGATTACCAAGGTAGATTGAATATTCTAGCACTATATCTAGCTCTAGTTGACAAGAGGTTGAGCAATACTACAAATCCCAGAGATGTTGATCAATTGAATATGTTGAGATCTATCCTCTTGGAAGACAAGGAGTTAGTTCAGGAAGGTCTCATTAATATGTCTAATCCAATCTCACCTATGAGTCCTATTACTCCAGGTTCATTCTCATTCAGACGATGATTGCTCCTGTCAGGATGATTGTTCTTCTGTTGTAAGGAAAGCTTCAGTATCATGGATATCTCTCAGGAATCTAATGCTATAGTCTCTGAGGGTATTGAAGAGTTGATTGCTCTGAAGAGTAAGAACATAGGTAAGTTAGCAGAGATAGTAGAGAAGATTAGAACAACCAAGGATCTTGAGGCTGTAGAGTTATTCCAAGAACTGATAGAACATCTCATTGAAGAACATGAGAATATCAGGGACAGGGTAATGGGAAGGATAATGGAGCTTGTATATAATAACAGTCTGAGCAAGATCACAGAGACAAGTAATGAATAAGTAAGGACATTGGGAATATATGTATCGGTGGAGGGTACATATCTTCAAACAAAATGAGTCAGGGAGAGTTAGAGTATAACGAAGCTATTGAACGCGTCTATGACATTACGTCTAAGTTCAAGCCCCCAGGGATGGACACTAACATTATTGGTGACACAATGAGAACGGTGATGAATATGAGCAGAGTGAAGGAATCTCTCATGGTAGGGGATAGTAATGACACCAGTAACGTAGGCGGTCATGTGAGAGATATATTGGAGATGGATGAGGTGAAGGATATATTGACGAATATGAATCAGAGTCAATGTCACAATCCAACACCCCAGGATACTCTTAAGCAATACATCTCCAAGCTTAGATCTAAGATTGAAGTAGCTGAGAGATTACTGTTAGATCCATCCATTACATTGAGCCAAGTGAATCTATTGATTAACGACAAGGATGATACAGATGATGACCTATTGTCTCTAGTACTATCTTCAGGAGAGGACGAACAAGACAAGATAGTTGACATTGCTACAGACTTCGTTACGGATATCACTACCTCCGATGCTCCTGTGTACCATATGTTCTCGGCACTACTCAAGATGTCTTCAATGCAACGAGAGAGCAATGGATTGAATGTTCAAGAGATCGAAGAAGTTAATGATCATAGCACTCATGTTGAAGATATTGTTGATGAAGTTGACTAGATCGTCATTATATTCTCTTCAATTACAGATACAGTATGTATTGTATCATCTCATCCTCTATATGGATTACATAATCACCTCTAGGTTATGCAATCTTGAAACCTAACAATGCAATCAATCAAGAACTCTGACAATCTAGCTATCGCTGAAGGAATCCTCTCGAAGATGAGAGATAGGGTTAATGCTGTTGAATCTATTGTATCAACCATGAGAACAATGCCTGAGTCTGTTGATACTACACCTCTCTTGGAGATGATCTCTACTATGTCTAATTCCAAGGAAGCACCGAAGGGGGTTGATACTCCAATCAAGAGGGACAATGACTTACATAGTAGAGTCAGAGAGATATTCTCTTCTCCTCAGTTGAGATCTGCTCCATTCGACACTAACGCATTGATGGATAGATTGGTAGATGAACTAGTGAAAGCATCATCTAATGGATCTGTGGAATCAGTCATTGCATCATTGAAGAGAGATGATGATCTATCCTCGAGAATTGCCAAGGTGTTAGTTGATGTATTCTGTGATTCAATCAGTGATAGTGTGTCTACTTCAGATAAGGACTTATTAGCTCCTTCCATCTTAGATCTGATGAACAAGAATGGAAGCAAGTTCACAGAGATGTTAGCTGATCTATTGAAGAGATAGGCGTTAGTCCACGACCCATCTAGGGAAGTAGGCGCAAGATAATTATATAATCCATCGAGGTCATATGATTGTTATATATTCCCCATTACACACCATACAGACATTACATAACCCTGTCATAGGTTATATCATGTTATTCAATCTATCTCAGAAGCTTGTTAGATCTATAGGTTGGTCGAATTAATGCTCCAGACACTCTGGGAACTTGAGATGAAGACTTAGAGTATGATGAGTAAGATCTAGATGAAGTATAGTCAGTGGTTGTGGTATATCCTGATGAAGTCCTAGATGTTCTAGACGAACTATAAGCTGTTGTATCGTCTTGAATATTACAATGAGGGCAAGGTTCAGCGGTAGGCATCCAATCCTTCCTGTACATAGGGATAGACTCATGATAGTCAATCTCTGGCTTACCTAATCTTCTGTTGACAGCATTGTGGAACTTCCAAGACCAGAAGAATAGGCCATCCTCTCTATTCCAGTAGACTTCCATGGGATTCTGTTGTAGATACTCAGTGATATGATCTCTACATGTCTTGCATCTGTAGTGATTAGATAATGTTACTAGAAGTATCTTGAATGCCATCTTCTGATCATGACTCTTAGCATGTAAGGCCAATGTATGGATAGTGTACCAAGTTCCTTGCTCAATTCCACAATCGTTGTTAGATCCAGCCATTTTCCTGACCTATCAAGATCAATTGTTTCTCCTAAGTTCAGCAGCTATAACACTCAACCTATCAGAGTATATCTCATCAGACTGAGGAAGACCTAATTCGATAGCATATTCTCTCACCCAATCATCGAATGATAACATCATCAATTCAGAGAGTATTCCCCTATTCTGGGGAAGGAAGGTTGTAATGATAGGGATGATCTTCTGAACGTAAGCCTCTTGACTTGATAGCTCTGGATCTACAATTAGACTGATGCCTACTCTAGAACATGCTATACCTATCAATACGTCATCAGCCATATATCTATCACATGATATGATGAATCTCTCCAGATCCTCATGTCCTCCTCTAGCGGCTATACTCTCGAGAAGTTCAATGGTTATTCCAGCAAGGCCTCCAGGGTCTATTCCAGACATTTGCTTACACTGCTTGAGTAATTGATTCAATACAGCATGTCTCTCCATAGATTACACCATTCAATGGGGTGATGCTATCTCTCTTCACCCATTGCCATATCTCCTGTGATATCCTGTAACAACTCCAACCCATTGATCATGCAATCCTACCACATTCTCCCTCATAGATTACACCATTCATTCTATGGTGCTATCTCTCCTTACTTGTTATTCTCATAGGCCTGTAGATCCGAAGCCTCCATTGGATCTCTCTGTCTCATCTAAGCTGCCCACCTCAATGATGTCAGGAGTTGATGCTCTCTCAAGGATTAGTTGAGCTATTCTCATCCCCTTGGTTACTTGGAACTCTACATTAGATGAGTTAATCATGAGAACCTTCACTTCTCCTCTGTAATCTGAATCAATCACTCCTGCTCCTATATCAATCATGGACTTGTAAGCTAGCCCTGATCTTGGAGCTATCCTCCCGTAATGCCCTGAAGGAATGATCATTGATAGTCCTGTTCCAACCAATAGTCTAGACTTGGCAGGGATGATTATATCCTCGGTAGATGATAGATCGTATCCTATGGATCCTTGAGTAGATCTTGCGGGGATGACTGCATCAGGGGTCAATCTCTGTACTAATAGCTCCATTGTATGTGATGTTTGAGAGATCCGTGGAGGTCGTTAGGTGATAGTGCATATCTTGGAGATTATTGTAATGTCACATTGATGTTAGATACCTGTGATTGTTAGATTAATTCAGGATCCCTGATGGGTATATGATTGATCCACTGAGATGTTAATGCTTGAGATCTAGATGGGTATGTGATGTATTGAAGTATCTGGGGGATGATAGATCAGATACTTCGATGATATGATCGAGTTGATATGTTATGTATGAGTTGCCTAGATATCATTGTAATGTGTTGTGAATGTTGTTGTATCATGGAGTAACTGCTTCTAGATCTGAGGTGTTATCGTAAGTATCTCAGCAGTGAATGATTGAATAATCACTTACATTGGATGGATACCGAAGGAGCTGGCCCTTGCTCATACATTGGTAGGATGACAACAATGATGGATACTACAGTTGATGCATCAATCTTACACATATGTGGATGATGTGCGGATCTCCTCGTGATCTACTGTCCACCATCGCCCCTTCGGGGGCTCAGCGCGCTTCGCTTGCTAGAGGGTAATACAGACATATTCAGTGTACTTGAAGTATAGGTGAGAATGAGATCCAACCAAGGTAACAATGGATTAGTTCTCCAGAGGATGAGATTGCTTCAAGACAGTGAGAATTAGACTTGATCCTAAGAGATGATGATTATGTACTATACTCCATAGTGACTCAATGATCTGAAGCTGATCCATTAACTGTACTAGTAATTACATCAACAAGTAACACAGTCATTACAATGATCTTACACATTGATCGATCATGTTCGAATCTCCTCGTGGATACCAGGTCACTAGAGGATTATTCAGACACATTGAGTGTACTTGAAGTATAGGTGAGATTGACATCCAACCAAGGTGGAAGTAACTCAATCTCTCCAGACTTCAAGATCATTCAAGATAGTGGAATTCATCATCCTTCCTGAGGATCTCAATAATCCATAGATCTCCAACAGTAACAGTATTAATTCCATGTCGTTCACCCCACGTCATCTGGCACATATCACTCATCAATCTGTGGAATTAATTGTGAACACACAGTGATTGAGATAATATTCAACGTTCAACAAGTATACAATCAATGGATTCACAACATCCCTAATACTTCCATAATACATTACATGATCTGATCAAGTCAATTCAATCATGTAATGTTCTCTGATATGCTCAAGCTCTGAGGATTAACCCTCTGAGATCCAAGAAGTCTTCAGTAATCTCACAGAGTTGATCTACTCCAGCATTACCTATGACAATCCACCTATAGATGTATATTAGTTCCTCCAGAGGTATGTCTTCAGCCTTCAATCTGGCAGTACTAGCCCTGTTATTGTTGAGGAATAGAATGATAGACTCTCTGTTCAGACCTGGAGGTAGATCTCCCACAGGAGGGGCTATTCCCAACCTATACATAGCGTCCAATAGTTCAAGTCTTCTCCAACTAGTGCAGATGCTTCCTCCCTCTCTTACTCTTCCATCAGTTGATTCAACAGTTGACTCTCTGGAAGGATCCCGGAGTCTGAACTTACCATCAGCGTCAGAGATAACACCATAGATACCTCTGGAGGCTAGCTCTTGTATCCTCTTAGCTCTGAGATTAGAGATTCTCTGCCTGAATACAACATCCTCTACATTGGTGATATCTCTGAATCCTGTCCTTGTAGTATCTGATGGATTGTATATTCTCAATCTACCTTCAGCCTTCGAGAACTTGTGTGATACTTGATAGGATGTTCTGTCATACATCAGGGAGAAGAGGTTATGAACATAGACTGGAGGTCCTACCACTGAAGCAGCTTGTATGGATGACTTAGTTATTCTTCTCTGCTTGATGGTTCCATCAGCATTCAATGTAACAGACATAGCTTGCTCTCTCACTTCCCCTTGAGGGTACGGAAGGTAATAGACATAAGATCCTAGTTCCTTCAGTACTCTCATCTGAATCTGAGTAGCTCTTCCAGATGCATAGGCTATGATTGCTTCCTCAAGGGTTGCTGTCTTAGTCTCAAGGGAGAGAGATCTAAGGTTCTTACTGAAGTCAACTTCATTACTGGCTCCCAGGGACAGTTGCTTGACTAATTGCTCTTCCTTCTTCGATGATATGATTGCTGTGACAACATTCAGAGGTGTATTCTCAATACCGTGTAATGTCTCAAGATAATACTTGTTGCCATTATTCTCAGCCTTCTCTGTTGTACTCATAGGGAATGATGATTGAGTTGTCAGTCCTGATCCTGAATCAATGAGGTAACAAGTCCTTCCGTATCTATCCCTTACAGTTGTTCTGGAGTTGATGAGTTCATAGGCAGCTTGAATGATATATCGTCTGGGAATGTTAGGAAGGAATCTGGAGATGGTGTCATAACTTGCTTCAGCTGATCTACGGATTGAACTGAGAATGATACTCTTGATTGAATTCACCAGAGGACGGGAATAGAGCATAGCATACGACGATTCATCTCCGAATCTGGGCTCTGGAGCGAGACATGGATAATTGCATACATCATAATCACACTCAGGGGAGAAGTCCATGTCAATCTGAGGTCTAACATTACGATTAACATGGACTTGGCAATCTACGGCACATTGCTTCATTATTCTCTCCATTCTCCTGATTCTGATATCCTTCCCTTCAGAAGCGTAATACATCAAGGCATCAACACTCTCAAGTCCAGGGTATGATGATGCATGTTGACGGATATTGATTGCTATTCTCTCATTACCTGCTCTCTCCAATAGAGCAACGTGGGATGTAGATCTAATGGCTCTACTGATAGCTTGATACTGACTGGATTGATTCCAAGATGCTCCGAAGAGATGAACTTGAAGAACATTAGCTAAGTTCAGACCTTCCTTCGCTATGGGGGAGCCAATGATAACCTTCAAGTATTCACCGTCAATGTTCTCCTTGCTATTGAATAACTCTAATAGTGATGCAACTCTAGTCTCTGAAGTTGATGATGTGATCAATGCATATCTAAGCTTCTTCGAGATAGTGATAGATCTCTCTCCTGTTGATCCAGATGAACAGTAAGGTCTCAGTCCCCCACTACCTCCAGAGGAGATGAAGGCACTAGCTGATTGATTGAATCTCTCGAATCCAGCTGCTTCGAAGCATGTACTGAGAGGGATAGCTCCTCCTGCTGTCTTGAATTCACAATAGACGAAGCAATTACCGGGTTCATCCTTACATGATCTCACTATAGCCTCTCCCTTGACTGTTAGTTGTCTCATACCTCTGGGATCTTGAAGGATCTGTCTCAGTTCATCATTAGCTCTGTATGTATCTGTTCTAGTATCGATAGTGATGTACTTCCTCAATGATTCAAGATCATAGCCTCCATCAGGGAAGACGAAGTTAGCTGCTACTCTCTCATTGACTCTGAATGTTCCTCCAGAACTGAGAGCTCTCTGATACACTCCAGCTTGGAATTGAGACATTGTATGATTACATAGCTTCAACTGAGAAGGGATCAGCTGCCCATTGATGTTATGAGGAGGGAATTGGAACGGTTCCCCACACTCAATGTAATTAGGTCTAGCTCCTGTCTCTAATTCTCTAACATATGACACTCTACCATTGAAGTATGGAGCTAACTGTTCCAGAGATGTCCCTGAGTAATCAATGTCTATAGGCATCTGCTGATTCAATGGAAGGATCAAGTTCATTACTTGAGGTATCTCATTGACAGAATCAACCATTGGTGTAGCTGAAGCAAGGAAGACCTTAGATCTCTCAATGTTATGGAAGAGAGAATGAAGAGTTGTGTAGACCTTCCTCTGCTCTTGAACTGATCCAGCGTTAGGATCTAATCTAATATGCTGAACTTCATCAACGAAGAATATACAATCACTGAAGAACTGTCTCATAGCCTCGGGTGTGTTGATCTTCCTCTTCTCCATATCACTCACAAGTCTAGTATATGTTGTGATTGTGTAGTAAGGAGAGATAGCTGCTGTGATGTTCTTCTTCCTCTGAGCTTCCTTGGTTGATGCCATGACTAGATCTGTTAAGTACTTACCGTCTGTGCATGTACACACTAACTGTCTTCTCAGTTCTTCAACAAGATTAGGACCCTTAGTTAGAATATAGATTCTCTTGATGTTAGTCCTCTGAGGTCTGATGTAATTGAAGATGAAGTCAACAGATTGTTCAACCATTGTCCTGGTGAATTGCTCAGCCGCCCCCTCCATAGTGCATGTCTTACCAGTTCCAGTTCTATGGAAGATTAGACAACGATCATAGAATAGGGAGAATCTCTCGAAGAACAACTGATGAGGGTAAGGCTCTCCTCTCTTCGGGACAGGCTCTTCCATCCTTGAAGCTGCCTCTCTAAACTCTCTCTTAGCTGAGAGCTTAGTCTGAATCAATGGATCTGTCTGTTCAGGATATGAGTAAACAAAATCAGATAGCTGTAAGTCCGTCATTTCTGACGGTCATAGGATATAAGATCGTCCCATAATTGTTATGGAATGACCTTGAATGAATCAGATTAGTCTCAAGACCACCAGAAGTATCTGATATACTCACAGATTCAATATATTCTTACATCCTCCTCTGCTATGTTATGTCTCTCTGCGTAAATGATCATCCCAATAAGTTCACATGGATCTGACCCTCGGAGATACTTAAGTGAATTGCCAGAGGATCTATTGTTCAATATAGCTGATTACTATGGTGATCGAATCCCTGAATTAACAGATGAGTACATACTTCAAGAGATCATGTCATTAGATGTAAGTTATGATGATATATCTACGAGAGCTGAACAACTCGGTCTACCTAATCTATTGAAGTATATCACTACTCCATTCAACATAGACAGAGTGGTATCTGTGACTAATCTGAGGTATGGCAATATCCCTGGATCTATGGAGAATACATATGATGTCTGTGATTGGGGAGAGTTCATTCAATCCATGTTCCATAGAAGAGTGGAAGTTGCTCACAGTCCTGAGGCTTCGATAGTTATCAGAGATATCCCTAGAGCATTAGTCCATGATGTTCTCAATGTCGCTACTAGGACATCTCCATCTCAGGATATATCGATTAGATCAGGAGATATCTACATCAGAGTTAATCCAGAACAATTGAGTTCATTCCTAGTTCAGGTATATGCCTCTTCCCCAGAGGTTAATATATTAGGTCCTTGTCATTCTACATTGAAGATCCATCCAGAGATTACCGGTAGTATTCAAGATCAACTTGTTCAATCCCTCAACACTTCGAGGTACTCGGGGAATGATATCCTATCTGTTCTGGAGTATGCAGACATCATGTATTATCTGCGACAAGCCAGAGTGAAGAGAGATATCATCGATAGCATCCTGAATTATACACAACCTACTGAGATCCATGGCATTAAGATTAACATGGATGAACTGAAGGTATTGGATATGTTAGTTAGTTCAGAGAGATCTGTGACTATTCGTATGACTGAAGCCAGAGATATGTTCATGATAGTAACTGATGGACTGAATGCTGAGGAAGTCGAGATAATACAAGACCTGTTGCTCAGGAACGAGAGATATGAAGATGTAAGTATATCCTATCAGCGCAATACCTTCTGTGTCATAGTTACTTCAAGATCTCCCGTCTATTCAGTTGATAGAACGATAATGGACGGAGATCTCAATGTATTCACAGACATTAGAAGATTAGCTCATGTGATGATTACATTACACAATCCCTTGAATACTTCCAGAACTACAATCCACGAAGGAAGGATATCACTGTTCTAGTCATTGTATCAATAACATCGTAGTCATACCCTGAATAGGTGTGGTCACGTTATAAATGTCATCAATCCAGTCACCATATAGTTACGTTACAATACCTGAAGAGATAGCATTCAAGATTACAAGCTATTCTGGTGAAGCATTCCCTGGATTAACCAGATCATACCTATACAATGAGATTAAGGCTAATACCATCAGATATGAATCTATCCAGGATACAGCTGAGACCCTGGGCCTACCTCATCTATTGAGATATCTGACATCCATCGATCCCATCCATATATTCCAGAATGTACAGGAATACAACATTCATCAATACTCCAGGGATTGGACTAAGCTCATTAACCTCCTGAATGATGTTGGTGCTCCCATCATGATCACCAGAACAATAGAATCTAATGAATCAATGGCAGGTAGGTTGATAATCGATCAGAGGGCCAACGTACTATCAGGGATTGATCTCTTCCAACATGATCAATTGGTCGATCATCTCCCTGATGGTGTTGAGGTAAGACCCTATAGGATGTCACATAGAACATTCGAGATAGATCTGACAATCAATGATATGAATGAGTTACTTGAACAGATCTATCTCTTGAATTGCTTAGGAGATCCATTACATACCCCGGAGAGATTCATATTCAATGGAGATATCATGAATCCAACCCAGAGCGTCATCAGACAATGCCTACAGACCCACAGATCTAATGATATTCCATCGATGGATGCACTCCTTCAAGCTCTCAATCACCAGCAACAGAGGAATTATCTCATCAACTTCATACTCAATTCAAGGAGATGGTTCATGAATACAGACATGGGATTAGATCATCTGAAGGTCATTGAGTATGTAATCTCTTCAGGAATGACATTAGATATACAATCATCATATTCAGGTAAGGATATATCATGTAGATATAGTTCTGGGAAGCCTGGAAGATTAGGTGAATTACCTAGATTACTTGGTCATGCAGGATACAAGTATAGCCTTAAGTTCAACAGATCAGGAGATAATGTAATATGTCTAGTAACCAGGAGCCATCCCCACATTCATAAGAATATCTTGGAAGGAGAGAGTAGAAGAGAATACAATATTATAGGTGTTATGAGATATATTCAATTAATGCATAATCCATTAACTACCTGTGGCAACTAGATAATTGACAGATGAGCTAGATGTGATGGTTGTCACTTCAGCAGACTACTGGAGATGAAGTTAATTGAATGACTACGACAGTGAATGGATACCATATGGTATGATCATTGAAGATCATGTCATGTTATACTAGAGGTTATTACGTTATGCCACTCTCCGTCACAGGCTAGAACAGCCTAAATGTCATCTCAGCAATCATCATTCAATCTACCAGAGGATCTTAGATTCAATATCTCTCAGTTCAGTGATGAAGCATTCCCCGGATTAACTGATGAGTACATACTTCAAGAGATCAAGAATGTAACACTGACATATAATGACATCAAGCTACAAGCTGAAGCTATCGATCTACCTCATCTCCTGAGATACACAACACATCTGGATTACTTCAGTCTAGTCAGTAAGATGATAGATCTACGAGATAGTGTTAGAACTCACAAGCACAATTGGTCCAAGTTCATTGATTCTGTGAGGGATCCGAGTAATATATGTATCCTTCGTTATAATAACAGAGAGATTAGATATGCAATCAGTGTAAGATTGGAACTACTCACTGATAGATTAGATAGATGCCTCGAATATGTCAAGAGTCTTCCCGAAGGTATTGCGATGAGATTAGGGGATAATAGCTGTATTATTGATCTACCTGAGCATTCAATAGATGAGTTCCTTCAACAGCTATTCTTGAAGAACTGTGATATAGATCCTATGTCATCTAACAGGTTAATATTCAATCCTCTGTATCCTATGAATCCTGTACAGAATGAGATGTATTCCTCCATACACAATAATCAATCAAGTCGTAATCTCACAACAACTGAGTTACTACGGGTTCTGAGACTTGAACGTAGAAGGTATGATCTAATCCAATCAATACTGAGATCTCAGAATATTCAGGGGTTGAATATGGACTCCAACATCCTATCCACAATTGAATACATGTTGTCTATTGGGATTACTGCTACTACAGGATTCCATAGAATTCACTCTTCATGCACAGATACAGGGACTATTGCCATTAGATGTAATGACAGTCTACTCTTCTGTCTAGAGACGTCAATGAGAAGAGTAGATCCGGACTGCATAGTGTCTAGGAACTCAATATTCATAGATAGAGTTAAGTATCATATAGTACAATTGAAGTCTCAAGTACAGAAGGACATTGTGGATCTAATGAGATATATTCAACTGATACATGATCCTGTGATGATGGGCAGAACTCTAGAGACTTACATAGAGTCATGGAGATAATAACCAGCACATGTTATAATCCATTCAACTATACAATTACTTCCACAACCCCTGAAGATATAACTATACCCTTACGGCGTGGTGATACAATGAGATCCATCAAATGATCATACCAGAGGAGATTGCATTCAATATCTATTCATATTCAGGTGAAGCATTCCCTGGGCTAACGAAGCAATACATTCTTCAAGAGATCGATAACCTTCACATAGACTATTCAGATATTAGAGAACAAGCTGAAGCATTACATCTAACCAATCTATTCAAGTATGTAACAGAACCTGTGAGTATCTCAAGCTTCACCCCTATGGATTACATTAGTAAGGCGAGTTCATATCCTTCAAGGTATTATGATTGGTCCAACTTCATCACATATCTGAATAGGTCAGGATCTCAAGCTTATGTCACATCTACAATATCCAATGATAATGTCATTCACGTAAGTACACACTTCAATGATGAAGCAACCTTAACATCATCAACACAGCATATACCTCAAGGAGTGACATTCTCCCTCAACACATCAACCTGTAAGCTAGATATCAATCTATCTCTCCCTGAAGTAACTGAGTTCTTACAACAGATATACATACTGAACTCGATCTCTAATCCTCATGCTCTTCCAGGTAGATTCTCATTCATCGGATTATTCAGTGAGATCACACAGATTACTCCATCATGTAACTTGGAACATATCCAGAATGATATATACAATCAATTGAGGTATGGACAGTCAATTGATCTCCCAAGCTATTCCACACTCTCTGAAGTGTTGAAGTATCAACGGAGAAGGAACTCATTCATTAGATCTATACTTCAAGGTTCCCAGATTGTTGATGGTGTTCATCTCAGGTATTATGAATTGAAGCTGTTAGACTATCTTATTGAATGGAATATCCCTTGCAGTACTGGAGTCTCATCGATGAGATCATATAATATTACAACATGTATGCTCGATGAAGTCCATACTAACAACATTCTCACAATATTGAAGTGTGTAGATCCTCATGTAACTGTTAGTTCAGGCTACAGATCAATTAACTTCAGCGTCAAGGGGTTAATCTCTGATTGTGTTGGAGGTAACTCTCTGGAAGGATCAATGTATAGATATTATGACCTTAGAGCATTGATGGGTTATGTACAATATCTCAACTCTCCTCTCACTCTGATTAGAACCATGATTGTATTGAGAGGCTCAGATAGATCGTTAGGAATGCAAGCTATATATCAGACTATAGGTAGAACAGTTAGACATGTAAGGCTCAGAGTGATGCCATAGATTCAGTTGTTATTATGAGATGTAACAGATATTGTGTCATTCTGAGAGATTGAGAGAGTCAGGGCCATAGCAAGAAGCCAATGTTACTACCTGGATCAACTATGATATAGTATTGACGCATTAATCCATTAATTAATACATGATGTCACTCTGAGGAGTGGCACTATGGCATAAATGTATATTCCACAAGAGATTGCATTGAATATCAGCCTATTCTCGGGAGAAGTATTCCCTGGACTTGAATGGTCTACACTTAGAGATGAGATGATATCGCTGAGGATTGAAGATTATTACAACAATCTAATCAATGTAACAATAGATCCAGATATCACTCAACTTCTCCAATATGTCTGTGATCCTCCTGAAGTCTCTCAATACTTAGAGATATATAGCCTTCAATCTAGAGTTGATTGGACTAAGGTCCTTCAATTCCTCCATGATCATAGGATTGTTCATCATATATCTACGAGATCGGATACGTATGTTGCTATGATCTTAGGAGATCTATACGATGATGTATTGTCTATAATTCCTAGGGGATTCGCTCTCAACAACACAGAGCTGGGAGATTACTTGATCATTCCCAGAGTGAATATGAGAGAATTCATCAGACAATACATACTCTATCAGTCAAGGATTGGAGTAATGCATAATTCACATAGACACAACTTCTCATTCATTGAACATGAACATCAAGATACCAGTGACTCTGATGATTATGGAGTGAGGAAGATGGAGGTTGACACCTTCAGAGAGTTGAGTACTTCAGAGAGATCAGGTAAGATCCCCAGAGAAGCAATACTTAGAATGATCTTAGACTGTCAGATGAAGATGAGATTCTGTGATGAATTAATCAGCAAGATCACCAAGACTGGATCCATTCTGGAACATCAGTTGATGGGACATATGATCTCTACCTCTACATCTATAACGGTAACATACACTGACAGAGGAGTTGTATTACATTGTTATCCCAGTGAAGGATATAATAGATTGGCTCAATTGATGAAGGCAATATGCCCCAAGATGAGATACCTACGATGTAAGTGTTCAATGTCTTGTTATCATGTCCGCATTGAAGGAGATCAAGGCATAAAGCTAGCTGGTGATCTCAGATTAATTCAATCATTACATAGCCCTCTCAGTACTAAGTTAATTCCAACAGACAGAGACACCAACATCAAGCAATATCTACCGTATAGCTCTAAGAGACTATGAACTCGCAATAACATTACATTACCCTTATAGGGTGAAGCAATGATCCCCACATCTCTCCCATCTCTGCGCAGTGACAACCCCAAATGATCATTCCTGAAGAGATAGCGTTCATCATATCTGAGTACTCTCAGCAATGCTTCCCTGGACTTAGTTGTGAGTACATTCTCCGAGAGATTCAGAACTTACAGATTGACTATCATTCCATATCCCTCAGAGCTTCAGAGTTAGGTCTTGAATACCTTGTCAGATATATCATCAGGCCTGTGAATCTATCAATCTATGTTCACATGATACAGCTATTACACAATGATTGGATCAATGTCTTCATCAGAGGAGAACTTCACAAGATATCTATTGAGATAGTGGGAGATGTAACATATCTCAGGTTAGAACCAACCACAGATGATAACCTGATTACTCTGAGATCTTCACTCCCTGGGAATATTATATCTCATTGTATTGATGGGGCAGTATATGTGAAGATGGCATTACCTGAACTGACTGAATTCATCAATGCATTCCAGGGATACAAGCATATTATCAATCCACTAGATGGGTATCCTGAGAGGTTCTCATTCTTGAGATTAGTTGATTATGACATTGACTCTAATCCTCCCACCCATACAATCAATAACATCCAAACTCAAGTCTATGAATCTGTCAAGAACAGTAACATTCAAGGAACATTGAGACAAGATCAATTACTGTCCATTCTCAATCAGCAGAGACTCAGATATAACATTATTCAATCCATCCTGGATGGAGATCTAACTAAGTACGGAGTGAACTACAATGAACTCAAGCTGATAGATTATATGATCAAGGAAGATATCCCTATGGATGTAATGGCAGGATCTCACAAGATTGTGATTAGATCTAACAATGATGAAGTAATCATTAGATTAACTCAACTATTGAGGAGAGTATACCCTCAGAATGAGATCAGAACATTAAGGAATAATGATATCATCTCATTCAAGCTACCTATAACAGTTGCAAGACTAAGAGATATCAGATATAATAATGTGGATGGATGTGTTATCATGAGACCTGGATTGTATAGAACTATTAGAATGATTCAGTCCCTTCACTGTGCTGTAACAACAACTAAGATTCATGTAAGTGATGTAACATTCTAGCAATCAAGCAACATAGCAACATTCACGGGAATGCTGTCATGCAATCAATTCAATCCTTCTCCATCTCATAGTGTAATCCATGTCTCCATTCAATACCTGCTGTTACATCCGGAACAGATCTCATGCATTGAAATGTTATCCTCAATCCCTGAAGAGATTAGATTCATAATAGCTGAGTACTGTGGACAATGCATTCCTGGTCTATCTGAGGAGTACATTCTTCAAGAACTCAAGAGATTGAATCAACACGTCATCCCTTCAGAACATCGGTGGTATCATCTCCTTGAATTCATCACTAATCCCTACAATGTCAATGTATATTCTAAGTTGATTGGCAATACCTCAGATCTATCCAAGATGTTCTCTATGATAGAGCAGAGTAATCCTCATATCTGTCTGAAGGGAGATGATAGAATAGCCATCAACTTCACTCTATCCCATCCAATATCATTGACTCAGAGTATACCTGATAACATTCAATGGTCTATGACGGAAGATGGATGGATTCTACACATTAACCCTGAAGCATTCATTCCAGAGTTCATGAGGTATAACCATATTAGTACATTCGATCATTCGTATCCTGAAGCATTCATCTTCTCCGAGATACACCAACAATGTCTTGAGAAAGTGTCCTGTCACATTCACCAGATCACAGCAATGAAGTTTCATCATATCGCTCAGATGTCTGAATTCAGTATATCAGCCAATGATCTAATGATAATGCTAGACAGGGAGAGACAGAGATCGTCAATAATTCAAGATATCATTGAAGGTAAGTGCGGGAAGCATGGAATAACATCAGAGGAACTCAATCTCATAGACTATGTGATATCAGAGAGTGTTCCATTAATTATATCTCATAGATTCTCTACTCCTTGGTCTAGTCTACTGATCATCACAGAAGATTGTAATGTAGCTAACAAGATCATCAGTCTATTGAGGGAAGCAATGAGGGATTGTGGTGTTACAGGGAGTAGGGTTGATAGGAATGGATCAATATATTGGGATGTGGGGCTGATCCACAGAGGACATGTAGCCACACAACAGCACTATAACTTGGTTGATGGAGGAGTATACCATGTAAGCTCTGGATTGTTCAGGACTATGAGACTGATCCAATCATTGCATCATCCCATGAAGACATCTATTCACTTGTAGATGGAGGGGATGAGGGATTAACATTACATCATTGATTAGTGATGTCATGAACATATTGGGTATCTGGAATATATTAGGTATCACTGCCACCGTTGCTGTTAATTGAAGCAACCGAGTGATATATTGATGCTATCTCGGAGTGTTGTTATGATGACGTAGGATTGATGTCATTACCTTGAGAGATATATGAATTAATTGATTGTTGGAGGCAGATGATGATTCTTACAGTTCTAGATTGATCTCAACCCCCAGAGATCCAGGGCTATTCCACTAGATGTTGAGTTCTAATCTCACTATGTTCTACAGTGTCTCAATTCATCCAACAATGGGTCTACAAGGCTGTGATCCACGGACCAATCCGCACATCATTCTCATATTGGTGGGATCTCTGGATTAACCTTCTGAGATGTTCATGTAATTGCTGAGGGGGTTGGTGGATGATCTCAAGTCCTTCGGTCACTATCAGACATAGCAGAGATTGATCATCCAACAGAATCAAGTCATAATCTCAGTATACCCAATGATCTTGGATCTCCGGGGAATCAGTCTCCTATGGTCAGATGTTGAGTTCTAATCTCACTGTATTCGACAGTCACTGAATATATCCAACAATGGGTCTACAAGGCTGGTGGGATCCACGGACCAATCCGCACATCATTCTCATATTGGTGGGATCTCTGGATTAACTGTGAGATCTATTGATTCAACCAATCAGATCATCGGGAGCAAGATATCACGTCTGAGAGAACTACATACAATCGTATTACATTCTGGTGGATCAGCTCAAGTCCATTAAGACAACATCTAACACAGCGTGAATCTTGGATCCCACAGGCCTGATGATACCATCCCTCCTGAGATCCCGAACTGATCTAGATATAATGTATTGGTCTCGGATATTCACAGCTGTGATGTCAACTCCAATCAATAGACGTAAATGTTCTCCATTGACACATTGCCTTCGGAGATTGGATTCAAGATCTCTGAGTTCGGACAAGCTCCTCCTGAATTAGACCTGAACCTGATGACATCTCAGATATTGAGACATAATCCTAACTTCAACATGAGAAGTCAATTGAATCTGACTAGATTGTTAACCCTGACGAGAGATATTCACGAGGATATCATTGCATTGAGGAAGTATCTAGAGTTGTCCCCTGCTGATGTTGTTAGGGATGGGAGCATTGCACCATATCTCTCATTCAATGATGTTGTTAGGGATGGAGAGACAAGATGCGAGATCAGGGCAACTGTTACAGTGACAGGTGCTAAGTATATCAGGCCTATCTTGAAGCATATTAGATTCATTGGCTATTCCCATGATGACAGCAATAGAGTGCTGACATTCCGCCTCAATCCTGAATTCACGACACTCCAGGTATCATCGATATACAATGTTCTAGGAATGGATCTATCGTCTAATTGGATGTATAGAACCTACTCATATAATCACGTCGCCAGGGAATGTATCTCCCACATCATGAGTTCATCTCAGCCGGATCTTGGGGAATCAGTAGAATGCTTGAGACAGATCATCGAGATACATCCTCAATTCAATGTGGGTGAGCTGTTGAAGAGATGTCAATCATTCCCCCAATGTCAGGAGGCATTCGAGTTGGGAAGGAGAATCTCACACGAGGGAATCTATCACTGTGCTGTATCCTTCCATGGTTATATGTTGACTACGCTGAGATATCCGGGATACGGCGGAGCTTGTTGTGTGCAACATCGTGATAGATTCCTGAGTCTGTTCAATGCATCATCTAACACAGATATTGAAGCTTCAATCTCCAAGAATGATAGACTTGTCATCTCGGCTAAGCAAGAGATTATGAGGAGGATGATATGGCGTATCCATGAGGTTGTTACTGTAATGATGGGATGTTACATTACTTCACTCTAATGCTCTCGAGAGTTACATCACTATATTGGTGATGCGACTAAGCTACATGATCTAATATTCCATACTGTTAGGTATTGTGTTCAACTTCATACTCATTCATATATCCCAATGTCCCCAGTATTCCTGACATCAACAGACTCTCATGGCGTACTCCCCGAGATACTCTACCTCCATAAATATGTCTGCTCTATCAATAATCACAGCAACTACTACAAGTATTAGCCTTGAAGAATCACTACAAGAGATGATGTCTAGGGAATATATCCCAACAGAGGAAGAGTTCAGAGCTATCTGCACTTCAGGGTTGGAGAATCATCTCACTGATGAGGTCTGTCAATACATAGTTACTGAGATGTGCGATAATCAATTAATTGAGATCTTGGATGTTCACAAGTTCATGACAGAAGCTGATATTGACTCTGATATTATCACTCAGACCATGAGAACTATCCTCAATCATTGGGAGATGGACACAGATCAGATCGTTGAGTGCTCTGATGAATACTATATCTTGAATCTATTCGACAATATCCCCGTGGAAGAGATCATTAGTAAGTTGAGTGGGTTGGCCGTTATGGAGATGATCATGAACCCTGAAGGATTGAAGTTAATCAAGGGATCAAGTGATAGTGTACTGAAGACAATATCTGAACACATTGATATCTTCGATTCATATAGACTTCCTCCCCAGATTAGCTTGGATCTATTGGAGTTAGGCATCGATGTAGAAGTCTGGGGTATCTTCCACTTCAATCATTACGATGATGACTTCTATTCTGTAGATGATCTCACAAGAGTACATCCCAAGGTGGGATTAGATCTCATTGAACACTTCAGTATCTATGAGAACTGTACAGTTCAAGCATATCATTACTCTGTAGCTTGTGCATTGAAGGGATTGTGTGATGAAGATGAGCTCATTGAAGCATGTAAGGGATATCTCAGGAAGTACGTGGAGATTGAGAGGGAATCCAGAACTGATCTGGGAGATTACACTGAAGATGACATGAGGAAGATGATAGATACTATGAGATCTAATCTAGAGAGATATCTTGTAAGATCTAAGTTCTGGTTAGTTGAGTCAGAGTTCCAGAACAGACTGAGAGATGAGTTATTGAAGGAACTTGATACTATTATAATGTAAGAATGTAAGGGATAGCACCACCCAGAGGGGTGATGTAATCATAATGTTATAATGATCTAATCAACATTGAGTATATATGCCCTGGGATACGAGCATTCTTGCATCTCATCAATAGATCTGATATGTCATATTCAGGGTGGATCTCTCTGATATCCCTGAGAGCTTCAGTTGTTGATTGTACATTATTCTCATATCTACTGATTGTAAGCATATCCCGGAAGAACTCACATCTGAGATAGCTACAATCTCCGGATAGAAGGATATCCTCAACGCTGACATACATTGAATTCAATGCAGCTTCAACGTAATAGCAAGGTATACCAACTGTTAAGGACACTAGATACTTCTCATTAATAACAATACCCACAGGGATTAATTCAACCTTGAATACATCCAGACTAGGAAGTTCATCTGTGCTACTGATTAGTTCATGACATTCTATCAATGTAGTATCATTACCTGAGAGGGATATATCCTCTGACCAAGTGCCAATGATGACTTCTAGATCATTCTGAAGGTGTTGTGTTCTAGACAATAGGTTGACCATCATCAGTTCCATCCTCAGATTAATGTATGGTCTTGTAGCCATGATCTCTTCAGCAATGTACTCGAGAGATAATTGTTCTGATATATAGCCTCCATACTCACATATCTTGAACAATATCTCCTCAGGTAGATGGAATAGAGAGCACTGAGACTTAGAAGAGAGTGAATACATCATATATTTACGTGACGATGAACTCTCTTGCATGTAGTGTGTATATGTATGCATATGCTTGAGACTGTTAGCACTCGATAATATCACTCGCTGTTGGAGTAGTATGATCCTTCCATCCATCGAATAATGATCTAATTCTGACTATCTTGAGTCAATCTCGGAGTCTGGGGAATTCTGTCCTTCCTGATTGATGGTTGAGTCCAATTCTCACTATATCCCACAGTCATTGGATATGTCCAGAATACCTCCCGGTGAGCAGTAGTCCATGAGGGGATTCGAACATGATCGATCACTGTGTAAGATTATTGTTGTCACTACCTGGAATGTTAGATTGATTACTGAAGCACTTAGTGGATGAGCTCATCTCATTGAGTGACTATGAGGCATAGTAGAGATTGATCATCCAGCGGAATCAAGTCCTAATCTCACTCTGACTCATCAATCTTGACCCTAGGAGATTCAATCCCTCTCAGGCAATTGTTGAGTCCTAATCTGACTGTAATTGACAGTCAGTCATATTGTCTGAGAACCCCTCTGGTGACCTACTGTCCACAGGCCAATCCTCACATGATCGATTAATGTGTAAGATCAATGTAATGACTATGTGAGATGTTGATGTAATCGATCCGATCTATGATCGGAATCGAACGCTACACTCGGGGAGATACGCAATCATTGAATCACTTAGTGGATCAGCTCATCTCCTTCAATCACCATCCAATACAATGACAATTCATTACATCACCTGATACATATCACATCATATCACTTGATATGTATCATTCAATCAATCCATCTGCTCTGAACAGTACAACACTCATCATCATCAGCAAATCAATCCCCCCGTGATGATCATGTTCGTATCCAACTCAACAATCAACATGTTAGTACCTGATTACTTCAGATCTATCCCATTCTTCGATGCTATGATGAATGTATCTCCTCCCCGGGATGATGTGATCCATGTGAATCTCACAGACTCAGAGTTGAGATCTATAGCTCTAATCCTATCACTTGAAGAGGTTGAGTACTCTCAAGAACAGATTGATCTTCTGGACTATCTGGGTATCTCCAACATATACAACTATCCCTCAGATATGTGGAGTATTCTGGTGAGAGAGCAGATCAAGTTATGGATATCATCTAGAAGTGACGTAGGTTATCAATACTTGAAGCCTCTGAGAGTAAGACAGAGCTCATTGAGATACAAGGCCAATGAGTACTTGGGGAAGTATATGTCTTCAACTAAGATAGTCATGGGAGGTAACAGGATAGCCTCAACTCTCCATGGAATGTCGAAGCAATTACATCATTCCATAGAAGTATTCTTCATATGTTCGAGGGACGAAGCCATTGAAGTCATCAAGGATATCAGAAGAGACTGCAGAACTGAATCCATCAAGTATACATCAACTCATATTGTTGTGAGGAATAGAGATTCAAGGATTAGCTTCTCATTCAGGAGAGCATTGTACAAGGGAATATGCCATGTGGCTCATTCCATAGACACAGACCCATTCTGTGTTGTAACTGATGGTGTCATTGTCTACGGAACCGAGAGATATCTACATTCTGTCAAGGCAAGAACATCATACTATCACCCTAACAGATGTAATCTTCAACATCACAACGATCTACTGTTCTCTCATTGCATGTTGTATGAATTAATGCTTCCGGAATACTCTGGATACTTGAGATTCAAGGATCAATGTCACCAATTCATCAGGGAGCGTATCATGAAGGTGTATGAAGTTGATAATCCTATCACCAGTGCTCAATCATTGAGTGGCATTCTCTCTACAGGTGATAGATGGTATTATGTTACTCCGGCATATTGTGCTTACATGGATCTAGACAAGAGACATGAATTCATGGGATTCTTCGGATCTTGTAACAATGTCCTAACTATCTTGGAGGGTAGATTGGCTCATCATCTCAACAAGAGACCCAGAACATTAACTAAGGACTTAGCTTATATACTTGATTGTCTATTCATGACAGTAGATGCAGTTAATGGTCAATGGGCTTCAATGTCACCGGAGGATATCGTTGAGAGCACAGATACTCAATTCATCAGTAAGCTTCTATCATTGTATTATGAGGTTATATCTCCCAGAGACTATGATCAGATAGCTATGAGTCCTCTAGATCAATTATACTGTGCTAAGTTCTTCGGGTATTGCCCCAGAATTGTAGATCATAGGGCATTGATGGATCTACCCAAGTCATTGAGTAATCTATGTATGAACAGATTCAATGATATCACCCGGAATGAGATCAATGTCTTGTCAGGACGTAAGCATACAATCAATGATTCAGGTCAATGTCCTGAAGTACTGAAGTATTCATCCAATATACAGGAGAGCTCAGATCTTGTAGATGTTCATTACATCCCATGCTTGGTGAACTCAGGAATGTATCACTGTAACATACGTGAGTCATCCACAGGATGCGATCTTAACGATATCACCCAATCAATAACAACTAGGATGAGACTATCAACTACAGTGAGAGATCTGATGACTAAGCTATCTATCCAGGAGGCTATTAAGAGAGTACTTCCTAACTCATTAAGATGTTGAGTATTGTCCTCCCTTCTTCACTCCATGGGAACAAACACATTCAAGGAGCAATGGAGATTATAGATGATCTATCTGAGAGAGCGAAGGATATCTTGAAGTTCAGAGGAACAATCTTGAATGATATACCTAACGAGTTCATCTACGTAGCCTTCATTGGAAGGGATGCATCATCTAGACTTCATCCTGACATTGTTACAAGATTAATGGAAGTTACAGGGTATTCTGATTATGAAGCCTTAGAATTCCTTGGTGATTCAGTCTATGAGCTTGTAATGTCTGAGGAATTATTGAGACATAGTAAGACAGCAGATCAAGCAGCTATCCTAGGCAACTCAGCCAGATCTAACAAGCTCATGGCTTCAATGATGAGATCCGTTCATCTATGTGATGATCTTGTAGATGAGAAGAAGTGTGCTGATAGGTTCGAAGCAATCATTGGAGCTCTGTACTTATTCCTGGAGTCTCGAGGACTAGATTCAATTCAAGTCATAGGATCATGGTTGAACTCTATCTGGAAGCTCAATCAGATCTATCGTGATACATTCAATGTTAGAAGAATTCATGATTATCTCGTGTAATTGAATGATCAGAACGTTACAATATCCTGAGGGATGTTGCTACGGATTGATATGTTGTCTATGTTAAGTCATTCCACGCAAGTGGTTATGTATTGAATGCTTACATGACCACAATGACGGTATATATTGTGGATACTATACCAGAGATGAGTTCATATATCCTCCAATCCTCTGGCTGTGTTGGACTCATTCTTCAATCGTCCGAAACGATGGATATCACTAACTATAACTTGACTTACTCTCTGGATGAACGTTATGTAGCTTACTCTCCCTACCTTACAGGACTTCAAGGATACTCAGAACATTCAGATGTACCTATGATTGATGGAAGTTATCTCATTGAATATCCTGAAGGAACACCTTGTACCAATGATCAACTAGAGATGATTGTATCTTACTTGCGTTACGGTTATATTGAGATGAGCACACTAAGTAAGGATAATGTCGGCATCTTGGAGTTGATTGGATTCCCTAATGAGCACGATTACCCTCTGGAGTACTACGCTATTGTCTTGAAGGAGAGATGGCACCAACATCACAATGTTGAGATGAGTCTGATTGAGAAGAAGATCGTTAATGCTACATTAGCTTCACAGTTGGACAATATAATGAGTTCATGGTGTTCCAGATTCCTCTATGGATATCAGTTAATATCTCTAATTGATAGCTCTATCCCTCTCACTGAAGTATGTTCATCTAAGCTTGGAGTGTCGAGAGAGGGCAATCCACCAGGAGTGAAGTTATTGAGAAGCGACGTCTATCAATCCTATAAGCAAGCTGCTTACTCCAATAAGATTGATTGTTCAGGCATGGTCTTCGATGGAGAGAGATTATATGTTACTGAGAGAGCTGATTACGCATTGAGGACTAGATCTAATCATATATCTGGGGATACGCTCATTGAAGACTTGATATATGCTATTAGGTGTGCTCACATCTTCAAGATTGTATGTCCTGAGCTTCAAGATATTAGATCATTAGATATTGATGTAAGGTCCTCTGTATTCACTCCTATGCTAATTGGATTCATGACAAGTAATGTAGAAGTACCAACATCATCACCTCAGGTAACAGAACTGCCGAAGATTATAGAAGTTGATCATTCCAATGGGTTAATGGGATCATCCCTCAAGGGATTAACCCGGCCTGTATCTTGTAATGTAAGAACTAACGAGATTAGAAGAGACCAAGCAATGCTTCTCTTCATTGACAGAGTGTGTAATCTTCTGACAATACCATTCTTAGACAGTAAGAGATTAACATTCTATCAGAGGTCTAAGCTTGAACTCATCATGGATAGCGTGTATGAGTGTGATCCCTTGAAGATTATTACAGTATCAGATGATGAGTTCATGGGTTCAATCTGTCAGTACATCAACAGAATATGTAAGGATACAACGATTCATCTAAGTACTGAAGAGTTAATAGCAACATCACTTAAGTTAGGAGTCAATCTACTCCCTGGCTCGGGTACATTCAGAGAGGATAGAGTCTTAACTGATATCTTGAATGGGTACAATCTCAAGGAGACATATAGTATCATCACGCATCCTAGATATCACATCTTCAATGTCTCAGGACTGAAGAAGATTAGAGTTAGTGATACAGTGCCTTCAGTTAGAGCTCTCATAAAGAATGTGATCATACCTGAATCTCTAATTAACTCAATACCCAATATAACATTAGATGAAGATATCTGGTAAGTTCACTGAATACAATAGACTTAACATAGCATTACCCTCGAAGGTGATGTCATGAATTAACCCAATAGCTCTCAGATACATACACTCAATACATGATCACAGCGAATAGATCACCATATCAACTTAGTCTTGAAGTATGATAGAGTAATCGTTGAGATCATGTAATGTATGTAATCGATCAATCCACTCTTGGATATATACACTAATTGGGTTGTTACATTGGTTGAATGATCATATCAACTTAGCCTTGAAGTAACATGGCATAATCCTACAGGTCATGTGGTGTAAGATCCTATCAACTTACTTCCAGACATATGAATAGATTGAATCCTACAGTATGCTGAGCGTCACACGCAGCTGTCCCTTCGGTTAAATCTCAACAACCATGGATATTACCAACGGATCATTAGTATATCATCTAACTGAGGAAGAGTATATGAGATCTCCTTATCTTCAGGGATTGAAGAGTTACTCAGATAATGCTCAAGTACCCACATTAGATGGAGCATATCTCCTAGAATTCAGTGATGATACCTTCCACAACATTGTAGAGTTCTTGAAGTATAGTAGAGTTAATATGACAGCAGAGGACTATGAGGCCTATGAACTTCTAGGATTCTGTAATGTCCATGGATATCCTCTGGAGTACTTCAGATGTAAGTTACAAGATCGATACAATGGTGATCATCTGGTGAATGCTGTACAACTGAGAGGAGATGAAGAGGATGTTCGTAGAGTGATGACAATAGTTAATGAGATATTCGGCCAGTTGAAGGACCGAATGAAGTTATACATACATCCCGAGACAGTGTTGAAGCTGTTGAGAGAAGCAATTATCGATGAGATTGAGCTTGTGTTCATATCACCCGATGCTTCAACTAATGACTTAGAAGATATCCTGAATACATTATATTATCATCATGACACTCACATTGAGAGAGATTGTACTTACCTATACACCAGTGGTATTCCTGTTGTGTTCAAGCATGTAATGTATGAATCAGTTCATCATCTATTGAAGAGTCAGACAGTAGATTGTCTCCAACTATGCTATGACGTACAGGCGAGTTCTGTGATATGTACTAATGCATGCAAGTATAGCTTAGATAATCAATGTAATTGGGTCTCCGTCAATCCTGGGATCATAACAACTGACTATACTAACACGTTAATTAAGTGTTCAATCTTAGGGCTCAAGGTAATGATCCCAGGGTTAGATGAATGTAGACTTAATCTGAAGGATATCACTAGAAGATTGATCATAGATTATATGTTAGTGTCTCAATCATCTATCACATTACATGAATGGTCTTCCTATAATGTAAGGTTAACAGCTATTAGACTCCAGAACATATTGGGTCTGGGAGAGTTCATTGATCTTACTAATCCTAGACATCCATCATATCATCTAATCAAGGAGATCACAGGGAAGGAGAGAGATCTACATGTAATGTCTCCATATCATCCTATGACCCTAGGAACTAAGGAGATCATACATTGTACAGACAATCAATTCCTATCCATCATTCTGAATAGACTCGTAATGAAGGGCTATGTTCCTCACGGCTTGAGTGATTCAGACAGGTTAGTATTAGCCAGTATCGAGGGAGTTAACTGTCTATCCTATGATCTAATCAGGTTGAGGTCCAGTGACATGCCTGATACTCCAAATTGTGCAGAGTGCACATATGACATCTACACTCCTGAGGAGATTGAGGTTAACCCTGATTATGATCTGAATGATAGTGTTAGTTCTGGGCTGTTAGATCTAATAGACACTGAGGAGATGAAGGATCAATACTCAGATGGTCTAACTTCTGAGAGATATTCACTCTTCGGGATAGCTAGACATGCTGATGACACCAAGGGGAGGTTACATAGATTAGCTCATAGACGTATAGGTTGTGTAGTATACAATGTAAGATTGGCTTCATGCTTGGTTGATTATATCCCTGAGATATCATTAGATGAATACATGCAATACTCCAGGGAAGGTAAGATTATACCTCCAGGGGAGGGATCTGTGGATGGATTGACTATCAATTAGTAATGTTGAAGAGATGATGGAATGGGGTGGATGAGTTGGAATAGTATCACAGATCATGGTGATATCATTCATACCGCTAGGTTGATTAGTGATGTATTCATATGCTAGATTGATTGAATTATTCAAGTGTATAGATGTATGAACTTAACATATTGTATGTTATGTGATCTCCAGATCCTTCAACCAACTTGTAGCTCTCATAAAAGCAATGAACATAACTAACGGAACTATTACATACAACTTAACACAAGCTGAGTTAATGAGATCACCATATCTCTCTGATGTATTCAAGAGTAAGTCTGATTCAGATAAGTCGGAGAGTGTTAAGATTGATTGCTCAGACAATGAATTAATTGATGCTGTTAATTACTTGAGAACTGGTAAGGCCGAGATCACCTCAGATAATTACGGTATCTTCTACAAGCTTGGATTCACCAATAAGTATGAGTATGATCTTGATTACTTCACTGCTTGTCTGAGAGATCAATGGAAGATGGTGTATCCACCTACATGGGCAAGATATGGAACATACAAGAATCCACTGAGATCATCAGTTAAGGATATCATGTCTGTCTATAACACTCTTCAAGCTATTGAGAAGTTATGTTCTGATGTTAGAGTCTATGTTCATTCAGATACTGTCTTCAGATTGATGAATGATAAGCCTCTGGACGGAGTGCTGATTGCTCTTGTATGTTCAGATCTAGAGTTATTCAAGAAGTGTATCAGGGATATAGTTGAAGGTAGAGACTATGAGCTTGGCAAGGATAGTGTATCATTCATGATGGATAAGATTAATGTAACCATCAGTACAGTAATGTATCCAACATCTGATCATCTTGTTCATTCATTCAATATTGATTGCTTACAAGTATGTTGGGATGGCTCTCACACAGTAACCACCAAGAGATGTAAGTATGCAATGAAGAACTCATGTAATTGGTTCAATCCTAACTTGATGAGTTCTGATTATATTGATCAGTTGATGAAGTATGCTATGTTAGGATTCAAGGTAAGATTGCCATTGATTGAACATGCTAGCATCCCTGAGTCTATCGATCTTACGGATATGTGCAAGGCTCAATTGATGAGATTCCATGAGTATGTATCTAACAATTACAGAAGTTACAAGGATAACGATGATGATTCAGTACCAAGTGATGACTATAGAATGATAGCTCTTCGTCTGAAGGATCTATTCGGTAAGAGAGTCATAGATCCATACTATGATAGAGATCCTATGTACCTCACTGTAGGAGAGATCTCTGGATTCCATGATCACATGTATTCTGTTGATACAACATTGGATGGACGTGATATCCCTGATCTGAGTAGATTCCAATCCGTTATCATATCGGATAGAGAGTTCATGAGAAGACTTCTAACACAGATGATTCAAGCTGGATTCTCTCCTGAATTGAGTGATATGAATAGATTGTTATTATCACATATTGAAGGTGTTCATGTAGCTCCCAGACGTATGTTGCTTCCCACAAGACATTCATATTCAGATAATGATCCCGGCAAGATTACATTCAGAGTTCAAGAGCCTGTCAGAATGAATACAACGCTTGATAAGCTTGGAGTATTGAGATTGTATTATACTTACATGCCAAGAGATCAATCAGATGATGATGGACTAACAGACGGAGCATTCAATCTATACTGGTTGAGACATGAAGAGCTCTCACAAGAGAATGGAATGATACATACATCACATACACTCAATCCATACAGAATGAACTATAACATTGGAACAGTGCTGGGATCTGTTCACTCTAACGTTAGAATAGCTAAGTGTTGTCTAGAACTGATCACTGAGATGTCTATTGTTGAGTACAAGGAAGCTGACTCCGTCAGGGGTTCATTCCTCACATTGAGATAGATTACAATAATCATTACAACATACATGAGTTCATGTTGCGATGTTAATAGATGATATATGTAGATTATATGAGTTATTAGATCTATTGTTCTGATCACAAGGAATGATATTACTAGAACACTTGGGGTATTGAGTTAATCAATGATTGTTCTAGTAATATATCACTTCATCTCATGACTAATCAACCCATTATCATCCATACCACTGAGCCAGATTCAATACAACCTCTGTAACTCATGTAATCTAACATCATCCTACTCCATGTTAGATGGATGAATTGACTGTCAAACCACACATAACCATGGATATTACTAACGGATCTCTGAGATATCATCTAACAGAGGAAGAATATACTAAGTCTCCTTACTTAACAGGATTGAAGAGTTATTCAATGAATGCTCAAGTCCCTATGGATGATGGTGCATATGTCCTGGAATGTTCTGATGATTCCTTCGAAGATATCACTTACTTCCTGAAGTACGATAGACCCAATGTAACAGAAGAGAATTACCATATGTATGAGCTGTTAGGCTTCCCTAACACATATGGATACCCTGTGGATTACTTCAATGCTGTGTTGGAAGATATGATTAATCTTAAGGATGAGGAGAGAAGCAGAGAGATCTATGAGTATAAGAACAGGTTCACATGCTCTGAGGAGAGAGTACGAGATGTATTGAATGTGTTAGATCAGTTGGCCGGGTTAACCTCTAATATTAGAGCGGATATTGTAATCTATGGTGATACTCTTGTAAGAATGATTAGAGGCTCTCCTATTGACTCTGTGATGATAGCATTCATTCCTTATCGTGAGAATGGTGTGACTGTTGATCAGTTCAAGGAAGAATTGAAGAAGTTAGTTCAAGGTAGAGAGGGACGTACCTCCGAGGATTCTACAATTATATCAATGGATCGATTAGATGTCACTATCAGTCATACATTGTATAGATCAACATATGAACTAATCTATAGCTCTAACATTGATTGTCTGGGTATATGCTATCAGGAGGATGAAGGATTAATCATGACTCATAAAGCTAACTACGCATTGGAGAACTTATGTAACTGGGTAGATCCTAACCTAATCTCCGATGATTACGTAGATCAATTAATGAGGTATGCTCACATTGGATTCAATGTTAAGTTACCATCCTTCCAAGTAGATCAATCTATAGAGTTGAAGGAGATGTGCAGGAAGACATTAGTTAATTACATGTTAACTTCGAGTTATAACAAGGATTACGTTAGACGGTATCAACAGCCTGTGAAGAAGTTAGGTATCAGATTGAATCATCTGTTGGATCTTGGAGATATCATTGATGTAGATGATCCATCTCATGCAAGTAACTATCACCTGGAATGTATAATCTCATGCACGGGTACATCGACAATAGTAGGATACGGCGACATTAGAAGATTGACAGGAGATAGAGCACTCTTCTCTACAGACTATGATCTAATGAGAGATCTATTGAACATTCTAATCCTCCTAGGAACGAGAGTTAGGCCTAAGCTAAGTAACATTGAGAGATTAATTCTATCATCTGTTACAGGAGTTCATGATCTACCTCTAGAGTTGATTATGATACCTAGCCGTCAAGCTAATGGGGAGTTCAAGAATTATGATCCTATCTGTTCCCTCCATTCCCCTAAGCATAGAGTAGAAGATGTATCAGTTGATGATCTCCGAGAGATGTACGATACAAGATTAGGGTATACCTCAGATGAACATGATGGTCTAACAAGAATAAGATATAACATATACTATGTTGGAACAGGCGGCCATGGTCTCCGTACCATGAAGATGCCCTATGGCAGAACAACACCTAGACTATACTCTGTTACATATAATGTTAGACTAGCTGAATGCTTACTTGGTTATGTTGAAGATCTTACGCTAGATCAACACAATGAGAATGTCAAGAGTGGGAAGATGATAGAGTACGTTAGAACTGATGGCAGTAATATTAATTAGATAATATGAAGTAGCTTCATCCCTTGAGATGATGTAACTTAGATTCGGCGTGTCACTAGAGTGGATGATATAACGATCTGATATATTAACCGTATTGATTGATGACATTAATCGTATTCATTAGTTCAATCAATCTAAGCTATGATACTGTAATATTGGGGGATTATGGGATGTAGCATTATAGTATTATAGCCTATATCTGTTACATTAGTGGTATTCTTCAGGATGATGGATGTTAGATGTCACTGTCATATGAGATTGATAAGTCAATTAGACGTAGCTTGGAGGTGTAGTATTCAAGTTGATGTAGCTTAGAACAATAGAACTAATTCATATGAACTTAGGCTGAATCATCAATGTCACTGGAGTACAACATTGAATTAACAATCCATCATCACTCATGCCTACTATATTCAAGCAATATATATCATGTGGATACATCATCCGAGCTCATCCAGGAGATCATGTGGTACATCCAAGCCTCAATTAATCCATCTGAATCAATCCATCGTCCCAATGACATGTAAGATTGAGGTTAACAACTATATTACCAACTCATTAATACCTTCATCATTAGGTAATTGAAGTAATTATCACATCATCTTCCGCCCTTCATCACATACATTGATCGCTGAAATCGCAACAATCATGGATATTACCAACGGATCTCTGAGATATCATCTAACTGAGGAAGAATATACTAAGTCTCCTTACCTAACAGGTGTTAAGGGATTCACCCAGAGTATCAACTGTAATAGTGAAGATCCTACTACTAACACACCTCATGTATTACAATGTAGCAACAATGCTCTTCAATCTATTGTTAACTTCTTGAAGACTGGACATGCTGATGTAGCAGAGGATAACTATGAAGTCTATGAGTTACTTGGGTTCATCAATAGATATGATTACCCTCTTGATTACTCCAGTGCTGAGCTAACAGATACATATACCAATCCATCCCAACAGCATGATAGGATTAATTCTGATAGTGAGAGTGTTAGTAAGGTGAACAAGGTTCTATCATTCATTAGATCTAAGATTAGGGCTCAAGCAGTTGTTGAAGGAAGGACAACTCTCAGATTGATTAGAGGATTACCTGTTGATATAGTATACATATCATTCATTAATCCTCCAGACAGAGAAGTATTCCAATGTACTATTAGATCTACATTGAATGGAATGCCTGGGAGAATCTATGATCGTGAGATTGTTGTCACCATTCAGAACGCCACGTGTGTTCTCAATCTAACTCCTCATTCATCTATTGATACTATGCTGAATCAAGAGAGAATTGATTGTCTCAGATGTGCATATTCATATAACTGTGAAGCCAATAGAGGTAGTGTCATAATGACTAAGAGATGTGAATATAGCTTACAGAATGAATGTAATTGGTATCATCCTGAACTACACTGTAGTGATTACATTGATCAATTATTGATATATTCTCAGATGGGATTCAAGGCTACGCTACCTTCCTTCAATATATCTGAGGGATTACACATTGACTTGAAGGCATTGGGACGTAGATTGTTGATAGATTACTTGATCATATATGATTGTGAGCATTCAAGAACTACAGCACACAGATGGAGACAGAAGAAGGTTAAGCTTCTAGCTCTGAGATTGATTGATCTGTTCAAGTTGGGAGATATCATTACAATGAGAGATCATGATCCATGTTACTACAAGATTGAAGAACTTAGTGATAACCTAACAGTAACTGATATATTGACTATGAGGGATGATCTGTTGATCTCTAAGGTATTGAATTCATGTCTGAATCATGTTAACTTCCATCCTCAATTGAGTGATGTAGATAGATTAATCCTATGCTCTCAGAGTAATGTTGTAGATATTAGAGATGCATCTGTACTCTCTCATCCTCAAGGTGGGATGATAATAGACAAGAATAAGATCACATTCCCTGGGATTATTGAATACGATGGGGGAGAGATGAAGGACGTATCTATCTGTGATCTGTTGGAATTGTATGGATCTTGTAATCTTCCCTCCATAGCTCTAATAGATTCAGGCCTAAGCTCCCAGAGATATCACATCTTCAATCAATACAAGATGTTATCTATTCCATGCAATCCATGGTTAGGTTGTGATCTCAGAGACGTTCAGATAGCTCAATGCTTAGTTAATCATCTATTAGATCTTACATTGAATGAATACTATGATCTCTTCAATAATGGAACCATCTCTAAGACTCAAGAGATTAAGGGTGTAAGTGATGAAGTTGTTAGTAATTCCCCAATTAATGATGAGGATATGTGTGATATAGGTGAAGTGTTAATAGATCCTCACTGGTCTGTCAATCCTCTGATACTACAACATATGAGAGAGTAAGAGATCATATCCTAAGATCTAGGAGATATTGATTATATGTATTATATTGCATCGTTCAATGAGAACGGTGTAATAGCTGAGAGGATGAATGCATTAGTTGAATAATTACATAACACCATCCCGGGGATGGTGCTATGCTATAGACGATTGAACCCACAATAACTATGTGATATATGTTGTATTGTGACACATCTTCAAGAGCAAGAACATCGCATCATTCCCAGGATGATGCAATGTCACATATATCATTGACTATCCTTACATGATCACAATGATATCATTCAATCTCTTACATTCTTGTCATTCTAATAGCTTCAGTGTATAATCCTTGACCGAAGCAACAAGCTACAACATTCTCTCCTCTAGGTCTGTTACTCTTCAGGTATTCATTCAGAACGAATAATAATGTAGGAGCAGCCATATTACCATACTTACTATAGACCTTCCATGATTCATCACATCTCTCGAATCTTGTATCTAATGCTTGAAGGATAGTCTTACCGCCTGGATGCCATAGTAACTTATCTCCTTGGACATAACCTACATTATTCAAGAGAGGATCAATACATGAGAGGACTTGCTTATCGATAGATCTAGATAATTGAGCTGTTAGGCTATTAGGAGTCACATCTATAGTCATATCTCTCAGTGTGTTAGGAGCAGTGTAACAACCAGAGGATGAATACTTCAGCTTAACTTCTGTATCTGTTCCTACAAGAGCAATACTACAACCATCACCGAAGAGATATGAGATAATTACGTCATTAGGATCAGTTCTGGATGAGTAGAAGGTAGGGCAACAGAGATCGATGGCTATAGCTAGAACTCTATGCTTGGGGTCAGCTCTACAGATCTGGAAGGCCATATCGAGCAATGATCCTCCTCCGGTACAACCCATCTGTTGAATGCTTAATCTCTTCACTGATGGAGATAACTTCAGTAGATCAAGGAAGTAAGCATCAGGACCTGGAGCTCCTAGGATAGTTGATGTACTTGAGATTACATGAGTTACTCCTTCAAGAGAGATATCACCTAGAGCTGAGAGCATGAGATCACACATAGCCTCCCGAGCTATCTTATTCTTCTCATCTATAGACTCAATGAAGTCATCTTCCAGATCTGTACATGAATACTTGTACTTGATGTCTGGCGACACAGGGCTGGAGCCACATAACCTCCTCATTAGACTGAGAGCCTTAGTCTTAGCTTCTTGAGTATTGTTGGATCTATTCAATAATCTCTCATAGACATCAGGGAAGTCATGCATTCTATACTTATGCTTCCCTACCGATGTGCCAATATCGATGATACCTACATGCTTAGGGATTAGATCTATCATAGCCTTCCTTAAGATCTTGCCTGATTGAGTTCTAACTATCTCATTAACTCTGTGAATGAACTTGATCCTCTTGTAATGAGACACATTCTTATTGATCTGAGTTCTGATGTCTTCTAATTCTTCATCTGTGAGCTTAGACACAACAAGAGCATGGATTGTATCATCTGATCCTCTGGTAAGTCCAACAACGCAACAATCAATAATGCCTGAGTGATCCATCAACTTAGACTCTAGCTCTGTTGGAGATACTTGATAACCCTTATACTTGATGAGTTCCTTAGATCTTCCAGAGATATAGATCATTCCATCTCTCATGTAACCTAGATCTCCAGTGTGAATGAATCCATCAATGATAGTCTTCTCAGTAGCTGCTTGATTATTCCAATAACCTCTCATTACCTGAGGCCCCGAGAAGCACAGCTCTCCTTCAACATCATCTTCGGTGATAGTCTTACCTGAGGAAGGGCATATAATCTTCAATTCAGTTCCATCTAGCAGGGTACCTACAGAGTTAGGATCATCTCCCGGACTAGCTAGAGTGAAGAGAGGAGATCCTTCGGTCATTCCATACAATTGAACTACTTGAGAGGATGGATGAATGATATGGAATGTAGTCATCAGAGACTCAGTGATAGGAGCAGCTCCGCAGACAATGAATGCTCTCTTCAAGTTAACATTAGGTCTATGCTTCACAATATCAGACAGGATTGGAGGAACGAAGTACAAGATATCTAGATTGTATTCATTGATGTACTTACACATATCTTGAAGGTTGTATCTCTCCATAACATGAACATGTTGTCTTCGAAGGAATGAGATATTGAGGATACATTGAAGAGCATAGATATGATACATAGGTAGAACTGAGAGAACATTACATCTATCAGATCTTGGATATCTAGCATCCATCTGCTTGAGATTACTAATCATAGACTCATGGGTTAACATAACTCCCTTCGGTAATCCTGTGGTACCTGAGGAATAACAGATCGTAGCTACATCAGATGGTTCAGCAGAGTAGATATCATGGCTACATTGAAGGGTATACACAAGGCTATCTGACTTAATCACATATCCATAGAAGTTAGAATCATCAGCACGATCATCTTCGGGATGTTGCACAATAGCTCTGCAATTAGAGTCAGTTAATTGATGAATTAGTTCCTGCTTAGTGAGAGTAACATTCATAGGTACAGGGACTAATCCAACACTGATACAACCCATGATTACAGTTGAACATTCAATGCCGTTCTTGAGAGATACACCTACATGATCTCCTCTCTTCAATCTATACTTACCAAGAATGAACTGACCTACAGACTTACAGGAATCACGGAATTGTTGATATGTTACCTTAGCTGAAGTCTTGAGATCTGTTAAGCACGGAAGCTTCAATTGTTGTTGAGTTAATGAGTTGAAGAGATAGTTGAATACTGTCATATTTGGATTCATACTGTGTTACGATGGCTGTATATGATCTACGTTGTATGCTCCTTAAGTCTGAGAGTTGATTGTATCTGTGATTAGATCTGATAGCTCCTAGATTGATTAGTTAGAGTGCTGAAGCTGATAGATCTAACATTATAGATTAATCTTATCAGATTGATATTGAGGGATGGATTGACTAGATGATATGTCCTAGATTAGATGATATGTCCTAGATTAGATGATATGTCCTAGATTGATTAGATCCTGAGTGATAGATTGATTAGATCCTGAGTGATAGATTGATTAGATCCTGAGTGATAGATTGATTAGATCCTGAGTGATAGATTGATTAGATCCTGAGTGATAGATTGA